TAGTATCTCATTGGGCAGATTTTAACAAAAAATCAGGCAGACAAACAAATAATAATTCTCAACAAAGATTTTTTAGTTCAGATGTTGGAATGGATTATGCAAGTCAAACAGTATTAGATTTAAAGTGGGGTAGAAAATAATGGGTTTATTAAAATCAATTACAAAGGTATTTAAACCTGTAACAAAAGTTTTTAGAGCAGTAAAATTATTTAATTTTTTAGGAAATATTAATCCTTTTGTAGCTTTAGGTATTTTTGCTGTTGGTTGGTTATTTACAAGATCATTAAAACCTGATGTACCTGACTTTGGAACAAATGATTTTGAAGAAACAGAAAAAGGGATATTAGTAAATAAACAATCAAATAATGCTTCACTTCCAATCGTATATGGCGAAAGATTAATTGGTGGTACAAGAATTTTAGTTGAAACTTCAGGAACAGATAATGAATTTTTATTTGTTGCTTTGGCTTTGTGTGAGGGAGAAATAAACTCAATAGAAGAAATAAGAGTTGATGACAAAGTAGTTACATTTGATGGAGCATTAACAGATAATACACAAAGAAGTGTTGCAAGTTCAGATTCTAATTTTTTTAAAGCTGACCCAAATGTAGAGGGTTCTTCAGCAGAAAGTACAATTACTATTGAGCCACACTTTGGAACTGATGGACAAAGTGCATCATCATTATTATCAAGTTTATCTTCATGGGGAAGTAATCACAAATTATCAGGTATTTGTTATTTAGCTTTAAAATTTAAATGGAATCCTGATGTTTTTGGTGGTGTTCCACAAGTTCAAGCAAAAATAAAAGGAAGAAAAATAGTTACATTAGATTCAAGTCTTAACGAGTCATCTCCTACATTTTCATCTAATCCAGCTTTCTGTTTATTAGATTATTTAAGAAATGAAAGATATGGAAAAGGAATTGCAACAGCAGATATTAATTTACAAAGTTTTAGAGATGCTTCACAAGTTTGTATTACACAAGTAACACCATTTTCAGGTGGTAGTGATATTAATTTATTTGATTGTAATGCAGTTTTAGATACATCAAAAAAAGTAATAGATAATGTAAGAGATATATTAAAAGGTTGCAGAGGTTATATGCCTTATGTTCAGGGCAAGTATAAATTAATTATTGAAACAACAGGCACAGCTTCAGTATCTTTAGATGAGGATGATATTATTGGTGGATATAGTTTAGCTTCTCCAACAAAAAACTCAAAATATAATAGAGTAATTGCAACATTTATAAATCCTGATCGGAATTTTCAGGCTGACCAAATTACATTTCCACCAACTGACGATAGTAGTTTGCCATCAGCAGATCAACACGCAACAATGAAAACAGCAGATGGTGGTTTTTTATTAGAGGGTAGATTTGATTTTAAAACTTTGACATCTCCATATCAAGCTGAAGAAATGGCTGAGATTATTTTAAGAAGATCAAGAGAAAGTTTAGGTTTAAGTATTACTTGTAGTTTTAAAGCATACGAATTGCACATTGGAGACATAGTAAATATTTCACTATCAAGTTTAGGATTTACCAATAAAGCTTTTAGAGTTCTTGAAATGGTGTTTAATGAAAACTATGAAGTAACTTTGCAGTTAGTAGAACATCAAGATAGTTTTTATACATTTGCTACAAAAGGTCAGGTAGCAAGTACACCAGCAACTACTTTACCAAATCCTTTTAGTATTCAACCACCAGCAAGTTTAACATTATCAGATGAAATGATTGAATATGCAGATGGTGTTGTATTAACTAGATTAAATATAGTTATATCTCCAAGCACAGATAAATTTGTTCAATTTTATCAAGTAGAAGCAAAACAAAGCACAGAGTCTAATTTTAAAATAATATCAAATGGTACACAATTAAGACATGAATTATTAAATGCTGTAGATGATGTGACTTATGATGTTAGAGTAAAAGCTATAAATAGTTTTGGTGTATCTTCAAGTTTTGTATCTGCTTCAAGAAAAATAATTGGTGCAACAGAAATTCCCAACAGTATTGATGATTTGTCAATATCTATGGTAGGCTCAAATCAAATGGAGTTATCTTGGACTCCTGTTACAGACTTAGATATATCTTGGTATGAAATAAGATTTCAAAATGTTACAAGTGGTGCTACATGGAATGAAAGTACACCTATTGCAAAAGTAGTTAGAAGAAAATCAAACAGTTTAGTTATAAATGCACAAGTTGGTAGTTATTGTATAAAAGCAGTAGATAAATTAGGTAACTCTAGTGCAGAAGCTTCTATTGTATCAACAAACATTTCAGGATTACAAAATTTTCAAAATGTTTTAACTTTGAGTGAATAATGGCAGATTTTAATGGAACAAGAGACAGTAGTGTAGCAATATCAGAAGATAATGCTGGTAGAAAAGTATTAATATTAGATACGATTACACAAGTTGATAGTTTAGTTGGCAACATGGAATCAGCAGAGGGAGTGTTTGATCTAGGTGGCACAGACTCTACATCTAATCCAACAAATTTTGGTGGTAATATAAAATCATCAGGTTTTTATACATTTGATAACACTCTTAGTCTTGATGCTGTATATGATACAAATTTAGGTGCTGTTATTGGCATGAGTTCAGAAGATGAATATGATTTGTTTGACTCAGGTAGAGGTGCAACATTATTTGAAGATGCTAAAGCACCTTTTGATGGGTCTCCTGAAATCCAATGTGGAGCAGAAGTACAAGTTGGAGCAGATAATACAAGTCTTGCCAATATTACAAGTTTTCAAAAGATTGCACAGCAAAGTACAATAAAAGGAAGATTTTTTAAATTTAGATGTAAGATTACAAGTGATGATAACAAGGTCAGAGCAAAAGTGCATACATTACAAGCTAAAGTAAATATGGAAAAAAGAACTGAAGCTGGACAAGATGTGGTTTCAGATGCTTCAGGAACAACAATTACTTTTGTCAATTCGTTTTTCGCAACTCCGAGTATTGGTATTTCAGCACAAGGATTGCAAACAGGCGACTATTATCAAATTACAAGTAAGTCTAAAACAGGCTTTACAATTCAATTTTATAATAGTAGTAATGTTGGGATAAGCAGAACATTTGATTATCAAGTTGTAGGACATGGCTTGAAATCAACATAAAAATAAAATAAAAGGATTATATGAGTCAAGTATCAGATGTAGTTTTAGCTAATCAAGGATTTGCAAGTTTTAGAACTGAACTTAATAATATATTAGGTGCTTTAAATACTCAGCACGTTGGGGGGTCAGCACCATCATCAGTAGCAACAGGTACAATTTGGGTAGATTCAGGAACATCAGGATTTTTAAAAGTTAAAATAAACGATGGCTCAGATAACATAGAATTATTTAGTATTAATACAACAAGCAACGCAATTACTAGCACAATGTCAACCACAGGTACTATAACTGAAACTGACCCAAATGCTTTGCCACTTGCAATAGCTTTAGGATAAGGAGAATAAATGGCAAATACTTTTAAAGTAAAAACAAATGGTGCGATGCCATCTTCGGCTGGAACTCCACTTACTCTTTACACAGTTCCATCATCTACAACAACAGTAGTAATTGGATTAACACTTTGTAATATTCACACAACGTCTGTGACAGCAGATGTTCAATTAGTATCAGATACATCAGATACAGAAACAAACGAAACAGTTTTATTAATTAAAGATGTTAGTATTCCAGCTGGGTCATCTTTAGAACTTTTAACAGGTGGTAAAGTTGTTCTTCAAACAACTGATATATTAAAAATTGATTGTTCAGTTTCAGCTAAGATAGACGCAACATTATCAATATTAGAAATTACATAGGAGTAGTAAATGGCTTATATTGGCAAAACTCCAACACCAGCACCTTTAACAAGTTCTGATATTGCATCAGACATAATTAATTCTACACACATTGGCGATACTGCTATTTCAGGTTTTGATGCTTTAGCAACTGCACCAGCAGATACAGACGAATTTTTAATTAGTGACGCTGGAGTTTTAAAAAGATTAGATGCAAGTTTAGTTGGAAAAGGTAAACTTTTACAATTTGTTAATCAAGAAGAACAAAGTTCTTATCAGTCAAATAGCAGTAGTGCAGCGGATACTGGAATTAATGTATCAATCACACCAACAGCGACAGACAGTAAAATTTTATTAACAACAAATTTTTCAATGAGAACTGCTGGAAATACTTATGTTGCTTTTTATATTTATAGACAAATAAATGGTGGTGGTTATTCTGTACTAGATCAATTGGATGTATCTAATCATTATTATCTAAATGAAACAATACAAACAATTTTTTATGGAAAAAAAGTGGATACTACACATAATACAACAAATCAAATTGATTATAAAATATATGCTAATGTTCAAGGTGGTGGTGGAAATTTAAGTATATTGATAGACACTACTAGTCAATTAGGTAATTTTTCAGCAATGGAGATTGGAGCATGATTTTAGAAGCAATACTTAAAATAAATCCTAATGCAAAAGTAGCTATAAGGGGAAATGATATTAAAACTTGTGAAATAGAATGGTTGGAGGGTACAGCATCTATTCCTAAAGCTGATATAGAAATTAAAATAGCAGAAGTACAAACTGAATATGATAATAATAAATATCAAAGAGATAGAGCAAAAGAATATCCATCAATAGTAGATCAATTAGACGACATTTATCATAATGGTTTAGATGGTTGGAAAGAAACAATTAAAGCAGTTAAGGATAAATACCCAAAAGGATAATTTATGGCATATATCGGAAAAGAACCAGCAGTAGGAAATTTCCAAGTTTGTGATGCAATAAGTGTAGTCAATGGACAAGCGGCTTACACAATGCAAGTATCATCAACTAATGTAGTTCCTGAATCTGCAAATCACATGCTTGTATCTTTGAATGGTATTTTACAAAAACCAAACTCATCATTTACAGTATCAGGTTCAACAATTACTTTTGCATCTAATTTAGCAACAGGCGATGTTATAGATTTTATAATGCTACTTGGTAATGTTCTTGATATAGGAACACCATCAGATGCTACAGTTACAGATGCCAAAGCAAACTTTGTATCAACATCATCAGGTGCTGGATTACAAATTAAAGGAGATGGTACAACTGATGGAACTTTACAATTAAATTGCAGAGTTAACTCACATGGAATAAAATTAAAATCTCCACCACATTCTGCTGGTCAATCATATACTTTAACTTTTCCATCTGGAAATGTAACTGCTGGTAAATTTTTAAAAGTAGATTCAGTATCAGGTTCAGGAACAACAGGGATTGGTACAATGACTTTTGCTAGTGCTGGTGGAATAACAGAGATTGATACTTATAGATTAACTTCTGATTTATCTAGTTCAAATTGGACTTTAGACGCAAATCTTGAAAGAGCAGATCATCAAACATTTAGTAAATTAGGAACAGGAATGACAGAAAGTTCAGGTATTTTTACTTTCCCATCAACAGGTTTTTATTTAGTTCAGTATCATCAGAATGTAACAGCAAATGCGGATAGACGTGCTGTTTATGCAAAAATAATGACAACTCACGACAATGGTACTTACGTTGAACATTATACATCTGATAGTGTAGCAAGAGTAGAAAGCAATTTTACAGCAACAATGGCATCAGTAGCAGTTGTGGTTGATGTAACAGATACAACAAATATTAAAGTTAAATTTGGTGGTTCTTCTACAGGCTCTTGTACTGTTGCTGGAAATACAAATGCAAACACAACTTATATGACTTTTATAAGGTTAGGTGATACATAGGATTTATTATGGATTATACAGTTAATTTTTTACTTGCAAATTTCCACGAGGGTCAATGGTTTGGTTTTAGAAAAACAGATAATCAAGGAAAAAAAATTCCTAATGATCAAAGAATGAAATTAAGTAATGTTATTTTAACAGATTTTGGAAAACAAAAAAATTACAAAATTCCAACACAAAAACAATTAGATAACAAAAAAAAAGAATTTGAAGATCAAGAAAACTTATTTAAAACAAAAAAATTATCAGGTAAACAAAAGTTAAAAGATTTAGGTCTTGATGATGATGAAATAAATGCTTTGATGGGGGTCTAATGGCTCTACTCTTTGCTAAAAACAATTCTCTTTCAGCAGTAACAGCACTTCCAGCTTCTATATCA